GATTTATAAGAAGGGTGACTTATTTGTTATACACCCTGAATTTGTAGTTGATCCTAACTTTCTAGAAGACTGTTCAATAATGTGTGTAAAAACGCCGAGCGTAGTCGGTGATAAGTACGTGGTGAAAAGATGAAGATTATAGCACATAGAGGATTAGTAAATGGTCCTGATAAAAATAAAGAAAATACTCTACCAACAATCATGTCTGCTTTAGGACTTGGATTTGATGTTGAAGTCGATGTTTGGTTACAAAATAATCAATTAAAGCTAGGACATGATAAGCCAGGACCTACGGTTCCTAAATGGCTTTTTGAAAATAAAAAGGTGTGGTTTCATGCTAAAGACACCGGATCTCTTAAATATCTAGTTGAATGGGATAAGAGAGTTTTCTATCATACTAATGAAGATGTTGTAATGACATCAAAACGTGAATTATGGGCACTTCCTGGTAAGGGCTTCGATGGCTCATATATAGTACTACCAGAAAATACTGGAGAAAAAATTCTTAAAGGTACTTTAGGAATATGCACTGACTATGCTATAAAATATAGGAGTATGTTTAAATGAGAGTAATTATATCGATGGCAGGATTAGGTTCAAGGTTTACTGATGCTGGTTATAAAACACATAAACCTTTAATTAAAGTAAACAATAAGAGCCTTATAAGATACACTGTTGAATCTTTAGGAATAAAGGGAGAGTACATATTTGTATGTAGAGATCTAGGAGGATCATATTTAAACGATTTGGAAATTGAGCTTAAGGATATAAATACTTTTTCCTGCGCACCAACAATAAAAGTAATTGATCATGTTACTACTGGTGCTGCGGAAACTGCGCTATATGGTCTGGAAGATAATTACAATGGTGAATTAATCGTAACTAACTGTGATCAGTATTTAGACTGGAATCCTAATATATTCTTAAAAGAAGCAAGACAGTATCAAGGTTGTGTATTAACCTATAAATCTGATAAGCTAAAAAATTCATTCGCTGAATCTATTAACGGTTATGTCAGAAAAATGACAGAAAAACCAGATAAACCTATAAAAGGCGGCGAGGCTTTGGTAGGTGTACACTATTGGAGAAAAGCTAAGGACTTTAAAGAATCGACTCAAGATCTTCTTAAATCTTTTAGAGGTGAAACTTATGTATCTGAAACTTATAACTATCTAATAAAAAATAAAGCGTCTATAGGAACGAGTTCAATTGAGCAAAAC